TTGAAAGATTCTGCAACAACAACAATTGAAAGAGGATTCAGAGCAAACAAAGTTGTTTGCTCTGCTGGCTTCACCTCTGCACCTGCTGATCTTGAGCATGCTATTTGTGTTTATGGAACACACTTGAACAGAGCAAAGCAAACTCAAGGAAAGAAAAGCACAACTCAAAGAGATGTGACTGTAAGCCTTTCACCTCGTACAATGCCCCCTGAAGTCAAAGATATTCTTTTCAATTATCGAACATACAGAAGAGTTTTATGAGCTTAACCCTTCAACAATTCACAGATATTATTGATGAGGCTGAAGGGCAACTGATACAAAATATCAGAGCATCTCTGATTAAAAATGCTCTGAGAATGGAAGCAGCAGCAAAACTCAATGCAACCTCATTCCCAAGAGTGCAAACAGGAAGATTGAGAAATAGCATTCAAGGATCATTGATTCAATTTCAAGATGATGAATTTTTAATATTGAGAGCAGGAGGGCAAGAGAGAGGAACTCCCTCAAGCCCTTTCTCAACTTCTGCTGATGTTATATATGCAGCAATTCAAGAATTCGGAGGAGGCACTCAAAGAATCAAGCCTAAATTCTATTTGAAAAGAGCAAGAGATAAAATGCTCCCAAGAACAGAAGCAGATATTTCAAAAGCAATGCGTTTTGCTCTTGAAGGGAAAGATTTCAGATGAGTGCTCCAATAATTTTGATTGAAAATGCAATCAAATCAATCATTGCTGTTGATTATGCCTCAGGCTATTCAGGATTGAATCTCTCTGATAGGGTTATAATTGGTGAGGTTCCTGATCCTCCAATGATACCTTTTGCAACTGTTCAATTCATTGATTTCATTGAGGAACACGGTCAAGTTTTAGGAAGATATCAGGGAGATTCTGAATTCAATATTGTTGCCTTTTGTGCAGGCTCTTCTGATTCTGTTGCTGCAAGAAGATCTCAAGCAATCAATCTTGCCTCTGATATGATCAAAGCCTTAACTGCTGATAGGCTTCTTGGATTTACTTCAGGGATTGTTGATGATATCAGGTGCTCTTTTTTAGCAAGAGATGGTGATAAAATGGGAATTCCTAATGTTGGAATTGCCTACATTAGGATATTAGTCACAAGACAAACAGATCGAGGGGATTAAATGAGCTGGGCCTCAACAAATTTCAAATATAGAATTCCGATCTCTGTTCCTGTGTTTGCAGGTGGAGGAGCAACAAACATTGATATTGTGGTTGAGATTCCTCCTGATTGGGATATTTTTTGGGATAGCATTCTAGCAAATTTTTATGATATTCAAATTTATAATGCTGAAGGCTCTCAATCAATCACATATCAAAGACAATCGGGAGCAAGTCACAGCACAAGAACTCTTGTTCTTGAGATTGACAATGCTTCTATTGATGATCAATCCAGCACCTCGTTGTTTTGGTTGTATTTTGGAGATGCCTCTGCATCTTCAGATCCTGCAGGATCATTCACTCCTTCAAGCCCCAAAAGCGGCTATATTTGGATAGGTCGACCTGTTAATATCGTTAAGAATATCATTGCTCAGAATGGAAGATCTGTGCCTGAGGTTGTATTCACAAAAGAATCAGATGCTGCTTTTGATATATGGTTTGATCTGAGATCTCTTCTCTCTGCATATATAGATCCATATAATGGAAGATTCAGCTATGAATCCATTAAAAGAGTGCAGCCCAAAAGCCTTGATTCTTCAGGCTCAAATGCAGATTCAAGATATGCTCAGGATGATATGTATTTTATAGCTGGATATGCAAATATCAGAGTAAAATCAGGTAGCTCAGGATCTGATTATGCAGTAGGTCTTGATATATACACCACAAACAATCAAATATTCACCGTGAGAGCTTTGTTGAAAGTTCAAAATCTATTGCCTAGCTAGGAGTTATTATGCCCGTACAATTTGGAAGAAATGCTTTTGTTTCTGTTGCTGAAGAATCCACTTATGGAACAGCAGCAGCCTCAGGATATACTGATATGAGATTAATCTCTTCAACGCTTCAAAAGAGTATAGAGAGAGCAAGAAAAACACACCTGAATCAGGGAGATGCTGGATTTGTGAGATCAACTTTTGACGGGTTCAATATTACAGGAGGAAATATCACTCTTCCTCTCAATTTTGCAGGAAATGGAGATCTTCTCAAGGCTGCTCTTGGTTCTGTCACATCTTCAGCAGGGCCTGCTCCATATACTCACTCTTTCAAGCCTGATGCAAACCCACCTAGCTTAACTATCGTTTTGAATCGTGGTGCAGCAGCCTCAGGATCTGCTTCAAAGGAAGAGATCAAGGGTTGCATCATATCAACTTGCACAATCAGTTGTGCAGCAGGTGAGGAAGCAACAATCAGTGCAGAAGTGATTGCACAAGATGCTTCAGCAAGAGCCTCTGCATCTGCTGCCTCATTCCCTGCAACAGCACAATCAATCTTGCATCATCAAGCCGGATCATTGACATATAATAGCAATGCAATCAAGGTTAGAAGCTTTGAGCTTACCATTGATAACAAAATTGAAAGACGAAATTTTTTAGGTCAACAGATCACAGAGCAGCCCACAATTTCAGATGCTCGTGAGGTTCGATTATCTGTTACAACAGATCTTGAGGATAATAATTATTATTCTGATTTCATCACATCTCCAACAGCAATAACCTCTGATTTGAATCTTGGATTCACCTCAGGAACCAATGAATTCAATTTCACTTTATACAGTGCAATTATTGAGGAGTATTCTGATTCAGTCACAACTTTTGGAAGAATAGAGAGATCAATAACTTTCCTTGCTACTGTCAACGGCTCAAATGAGGCAATGAAAATTGATATGATTAATCAAAACGCATCAGCAATTTAATCAAAATCTAAGGAGCAAAGATGATTGATTTAATAAAAGAGCTAGCTGAATCTGCAAGATGGAACCTTGAGATCTTTGATGGAAAATTAAAGATCTCGGGTCGTATTCTTTCACCGATTGAAGCTCAAGCAGCAGGAATAGCTTCAAAATCATTAATGAGTAAAATGCTTGATCTCATCCAAGAACAAGAAAACCAATCTTCAGAAGAGAAAGAGGAGCAAGATCTCTTGCAAAAAATCTCAGCATTGACTGCTGAAGATGTTCTTTCTTTTGGAGCTATGCAAGATCGCGTGATTTGTCAAGTTGTGGATCAAGCCTCTGAAGATGGTGATTCATGGGAAAAGTTGATCCTTGTTCCTCATGAGAAAATGCAAAACCCCTCAAGAAATGCATTATGGGTTGGGGTTATTTCTCAAGAGGATAAAAATCAAATCTTTGAGAGAGCAATGAAAGGACTAAAGGGGGGAGAGTCTGCTCTCAATAACTTTCCAAAATGACCCCGATTATATCAATATTGTTGATATTATAGCTCGGACATATTCAAAGCTTCCCTCAGAGGTTATCAATCTCTCTTGGGGGGAATTGATGATTTGTTTGAGGTGCATTGTTGCACGTGGTGAGAGAGCACGGCAAGCTATGAAGAGCAGAGGAAAAAATGATATGATTTTCCCTGTTATTTCTATTGCAGATTTAATTGATATTATTTGAGGTTTGATCATGGCGAAAACAGTTGATTATATACTCAAAATATCCAGCAAAGCAGCACAAGATGCACTGAAAAAGACAGCTAAAGAAGCGGTTTCTGTAAATTCAAATTTGATACAAACAGTTTCTGCATCTGCTGCAACTGTTACTGCAATGGGAACTCTTGCAAATGGTGTTTTAAGTGTTGCAAATTCTTTCATTGATGCAGCAAAAGCAATTGTTCAATTTTCACAAGAATCTGCTGATCTGATCAATGATATTAATGATTTGAGCACTAGATCAGCAATAGCAACTGATACGATCAAGGGCTTGCAATTTGCTCTCAGAGCCTCAGGACAAGATGCAGGATCTGCAACAGCACTCCTCTCAAAGTTCCCAATGATTCTATCTCAGGCTGAAGAGGAATCTTCAAGAACAGCAGAAGCATTCAATGATTTAGGTATAAAAATCAATGATGCCTCAGGGAATCTCAGATCAGCAGATTCAATTTTCAATGAAACAATTATAGCTCTTCAGGGGATAGAAGATCAAACCCTCAGAGCAACAACTGCATCAGAAATTTTTGGAAGATCTGCAGGGCAACTTTTGCAAGCTCTCGGACAAAATCAGAGCCTCTCTGATTTTGTGAGATTGACTGAAAAATTCGGAGTTAGAACAGGCCCAAAAGCGTCTGCTGCTGCTGCTGATTTTCAAATTACAATTGCAGCCTTAGAAACTGTAACTGATGGTTTGAAATCCTCTTTTATTGAGGCTTTTGGGGGAGGCATAACAAATCTTTTGATTGATTTTGCAACACAGATTGCATTTCTGCAAAGAGTTGTTGTGAGTTTTACTGATGAAGCTACAAAAGGATTTGAAATTGTTATCAAGGTTTTGAAAGGGCTTTTTGAATTTGGACTGAAGCTAGCAAAAGGAGCAGGAATAACTCTTGCGAGCCAAATCCCCATTATTGGAGGTTTTGCTCAGGCTGCTCTTGAGGTTGCAGATTCTCTTGATATTTTTGATTCTGCTCTTTCAGCAATAGCAGATCGGACTGTTCCAAATTTCACTGATAAATTAAATCAAGCAAAGAAAGATGCAAAAGAATTCAGAGTTACTCTTGAGGGGCTAGCTTCAGGAGGAGCAGGAGCAGGAGCAGGAGCAGGAGCAGGAACAGGAGGAGGAGCAGGAGCAGCAGCAGAGCCTCCTGCAGTGACCAAAACCGTCAAGTTAATATCACTTCAAATTAATGATGGTTTTAGAGCAGGATCTCTTGTGCTCTTTGAAACATTAAACCCTCTTGAGCAAGCATTGCAGAATGTAAAAAATGCAATATTTGCAAGCTCAAAAGCAATTCAGGATATCGGGAAAGCAATATCATCTCCTCAATCTTTTATTTCAGCAATCGGGGCTGCTGCTGGGCCTATAGGAGAGGCAATTGGTGGTGCTCTTGGTGCTCTTGCCTCTCTTGGTGAAAGAAGCCCTGAAGAGATTCAGGCTCAATTTCAAGGGTTTGCAGAGGCTGTTGGGAAAGGGCTTGAAAACCTACCAAGAGTATTGATTCAGGTTTTGCCTAAATTTGTAATTTCACTTATCAAGGGTTTTGGGCTTGCTCTTCTAAAACTACCAGCAATAATTGCTGATTCATTTCTTGAAGCATTCAAAAGTCTTTGGGAATCAATCAAGGATTTTTTCAGGTCGATATTCACAAAAGAAGGAAGACAAGAAAACAGGAGAGAGAGAAGAGCAAGAAGAAAGAGAGGAGAGGGATTTTTTCAAAACCTGTTTGAAACTGATTCAGGTTTTCTCTCAGGTGGAAGAATGCAAGCTGCTCAATCAGGGATGAGATTCACAGGATCAAAGAGAGGGCTTGCAATGCTACATGAGGGTGAAACAGTGATCCCTGCTTCAGGTCGTACGGGTCAAGCAGATCAACGATCAATGAGAAATGCCTCAGGTAGTCCGATCAATATTGTTATTAATTCAGCAGTTGTTGAGGGCCGTGCAATTGATGAATTAGTTAGAAAGTTAGAAAGTAGATTCTCTACTTTTGGAGCAGGAAAAACCTCTCTGTTTGGACGGTGAGCAATGGGAAATGCTAAGTTTTATTTTTACCCTAAGCCTTCATATTTTGCATATCTTGAAACCATAGATCTTGAGGAGAGTCTTGCAGAGCTCTTCTCTGAATATCAAATTGATGCTCAGGATGGTGTTTCATATACAGGCAGAAGATATAGAACAGTTGGCAAGATTCTTGAAGTTGTGAGGATTCAAAGAGATAGAATGAAAGGATCTGAGGCTCTTGCTGCTCAATTGATGAGCATGCAATCTCACATTGATCGCGGCTTTCCTGTTTCCTTTTGTTCAGATTCCTCAAAAGCATATGCTGCATATCTGAGCATCTCAGCAAAAGCAGGAGATACAGTGATAACTGTATCAAGCAATCAAATGAGGGGGATCGTTGGATCTCAAATCATTGCTGCAGGTGATTTTGTAATGATTGAGTCACAAAATCCAGCTATGAGATATCAAATGCTCAAAGTGGCCTCATTGACTGCAACAGCCTCAACCTCAGGAACAATCACATTCACAACTCCAATTCTATTTGATTTTGATGCAGGGGCTGCTGCTGTTAGATATTATCGGTTCTGGCCTTCTTTAAAGCGTCCTGTTAGCAATTTAGGCTCTAATATGATCACCAATGAGAGAGGTTTTCTCTTCTCTTTAGATGTTACAATGATCCCCGATTATGAGGAGTATTTTGATTTGATAACACCTATTGAAGGAGATCCTGCTGCTGATTCAACAGAGCCTGAAGCATTTGCAGATGATTCTTCAGATTCGCCTCTTTCTCAAGGTGGGTTGATCACTCCATCAGAAACAACAAACAGAACTGATGGAACAAGCTTGATCACAGAGCCAACAATTGAACCGAAAATATCAGGAAGAATTTGATGAGTTGGAGCAATGATTTTCTCAAAAGATTGAATAACTCTGATTCTCTTGATTTCAGATTTAAGCTTCATTTTTTGCCCTCTTCTCAGGGGGTAGGATCTGAATTCATAATTGATTCTTCTACAAGAAGAATACAAATTGAAGGCTCAAATATTCGTATCAATGGATCCTCTGTTCAGCCTCAGAGTTTTTCCTCAACCTTTGGACAATTTGCAGTTCAAATTGTGGGAGATTGGAGATACATTCAATCAAAAATTAGAAAGGGGCAATTTGCTATCCTGTATGCAGGATTTGAAGGATATTCTGCTACTCAATATCAGAGATTAATTTGGGGCAATCTTGAAGAGGTGAGAAAAACAAACTTTGAGAGCTTTGAGTTTGTCTTTGGAGATGCTCTCATGAGTCTCAACACTCGACAAGATGTGAGATACGATCCCTCTTTGATACTAACAGGTCGTAATGTTTCAAGATCTGCTTTGTTTTATACGATAGGACAAACAACAACACTCACTTATAATTTTTCAACCTCATCTGATACACAATTAAAAGTTTCAGATGTGACAATATTTGAAAAGGATTCTTCAGGAAATGGTCTAATTCTTGTTGATGATTCTGCTCATTCAGATCCTTTTTTTGTGCAATGGACTAGCAAAACGATAACAAGCAGCCCTGCAGGATATTTGGTTGTGACTCCTTCAGGGCCTCTCACGGCCTCATATCCAACTCAGAGCACTGCTTCAGTTCCCTCAACGATTCATGCAACAACAACAACAATCACAGCAGCAGCACAGATCACAGAGTTTCCTCCTCACATCATAGGAAAGATTTTGAGACAAGGAACAGGATCAACGCTTGATTCTTTGCCTTCAAGCTGGGGGATAGGTTCTGATCTTCCTGCTGATTTATATGATTATTCAGATGCTGAGAATCAAAAAACATACATTCAAAGCTCTTTGGGGGCTAGCTATAAATGGCAGCTAGCTTTTGTATCTCCTCAAACGGAGATTATGAGGCTCATCTCCTCAAAGGCATCTGCTCAAGGTCAATGGGCTGTTTTAAGACAAGGTCGTATCAGTTGGAGAGGCTGCAATGATGATTATTTGGCTGCTACTCCAAACAAGGGGAAAGATCTTGCAGCAAAGATCACTGATGCAGATATTCAATCAGTGATATCTCATGATTTTTATGATCCATCAGTCAATGCTGTTTTTCATCAGATAAAAATGATTTATGATCAAGATGAAAACACCTCTTCCACAAATCCCCAAAATGCTTTGACTCTTCCAATATACAAT